AGAGGCAAGTACAGACTTATTGACACAAGCTACACTCGGATAGATGTTGCAAACGCACCAACTACCCCACTTGACATTAAATGGCCGCTTTCTATCGAAAACTACGCTCTCCTCTACCCTGGGAATGTTGTAATAACAGCTGGAGAAACTAATTCTGGCAAGACCACTTTTCTACTCGATTTCGCCAGACAGAATATGCTCAATCACAAAATTCGCTACATGAATTCTGAGATGGGTGATTCAGAGTTGCGGCTTAACCTGGAGAAGTTCGACGGTATTAAGCCCGAGGAGTGGCCTGTCGAATGGATTGAGCGCTCAGAGAACTTCTCGGATATTCTCGATCCTAACGGCATAAATATCATTGACTACCTCGAAGTATACGAGGATCACTACAAGCTTGCAGGACGTATAGCCAAGATACATAGGAAGCTCGACCAGGGTGTGGCGGTAATCGCTATTCAGAAGCCCAAAGGACGGGATGAGGGTGTTGGTGGTGCCGCAACGAAGGACAAGTGCCGCCTTTATCTTTCAATGGAATTTGGGAAGCTCAAATTAACGAAGGTCAAGTCTTGGGGAATACTCGCCAGGAGTGGAATGGGAAATCCCAACGGTTTAGTCTGTGATTTCGATATAACAGGTGGATGTAAAATAGAACCAAGCCCTAAAGGTTGGTATCGGCAGAATATATAACAGGAGGGCAACACGACATGAGCACAGAAATACCAGAACAGGGAGTAGTAAGCAAGCAGAGTGTAATGAAGCGTCTAAGGGCTTTTGGCATCCAACGTAACAGTGGGCGTGATGTTGATTACGCCCGGGCAAAACAACTTGTCTTTGGTAATGGTTACTATGAAAACTACGAGCAGATAAACTTCTGGATATACAACTACATCGGTATCTGATGTCAAACTGAATCATTAATTAATTCTTAAGAAAAGAAGGATAAATGAGACCTCAGACCTTCAGTGATAGAGAGCTAATGAAGTTAATTAACAAAGAAGGAAAATCTCAGGCAGAGGCAGCCAGAATACTCAGCGTGTCGCCTGCCGCGATATGTCAGCGATTAAAAGAATTGAACATCAAAACAACACGGGCGATTGTGGCGAAAGAGGCTTCAAAGGTGGTCGAGTCTGGTCTTGATAGTCTTTCACAGCTTCGCAAAATAAACCAGAACTGCCATGAGCTTTTAGATAGCCTAATGGCTTGGATCAGGGGAGAACCGAAAGCACTACAGGCTCTTGAACATCAGGCAAAGATGGTAAGAATTGGAGAGAGCGAGTACAATGTTCAGGAAATTAAGCTTACGGACCCGCGAAAGCTCGCCCTGATGTGCATGAGCGAGATTCGTAAAGACTTGGATTTTGAACTGAAGCTCTTCAGTACGATTTACAGCATAGAGGAATCACAGAAATTCCAGGAAATAGTCTTAGAAGAGATTGGCCATGCCGATCCCGCAACGAGGGAAAAAATCATTGAACGACTCAACAGCCGAAGTAATGTTGCACGGTCTGTGCAATATCGCTAACCAACGTTTTAACAGTGGCATATCATCGCTGTTTGTTCAGTATCAGGATAATCCAATTGGATTTGGGGAAGACATCCTGAATGAGGAGTATACAGCCGATGTGAAACGGCTCATGGAGTCTGTTCGGGATAATCCTATCACAATAGCAAAATCGGCCAACGCCACGGGAAAGACTCATGCAGCTGCCCGGATCGCAGTATGGTTCTACAAGGGATTCCCGGACTCACAAGTTTATACGGCTGCCGCACCACCTGAAAATAACCTGAAAAAGCTTCTGTGGGGTGAAATAACTGGTTTATCTGAAAAGCACCCTGAAGTCTTTGAAAATGATAATATCAAGTCTCTCCACATAGAACGATCAGCGCAGAGCTTCATTGCCGGTGTTACTATCCCGTCCAGCGGTACTAGCGCACAGCGTGAGGCGAAGTTCTCAGGCAAACACGCCCCCTACCTCCTGTTTATAATTGATGAGGGTGATGCAGTCCCGGACGAGGTCTATTCTGGCATCGAGTCCTGTATGTCAGGCGGTCACGCTCGCCTGCTTGTAATGTTTAACCCACGCGCCCAAGGGGGTGAAGTCTACCGAATAGAAAGAGATGGTAAGGCGAACGTGGTTCACCTCTCAGCTTTCAGCCATCCCAACGTGATCTCTGGTGAAGATAATATACCAGGTGCCGTTACAAGAGAGACAACAGTCCGCCGAGTGAATGAGTGGTGTCGCCCCCTGAATGAGCGAGAGAAGAAAGACTCGTCATGCTTTGAACTACCATCATTCCTTGAGGGTGTAACCGCCAAGAGTCAGAGCGGACAAGACTACTCCCCTCTTCGTCCTGGGTGGTATAAGATAACCGAACCGGCATTTAGTTACATGGTACTCGGTGAGTATCCCTCACAGAGCAGCGCCCAACTTATAAGCAGGGAGTGGATTAATAGAGCACGGTCACGCTGGGATGCCTACGTAGCGGAGCATGGAGAAATACCGCCGTCGGGTACAGCGGCGATCATGGGGCAGGATGTCGGTGAATTCGGAGCCGACGCGAATGTCTCCTGCTTCCGCTATGGCGGTTATGTTGAGCGCATGATCTCCTGGACGGGCGTTGACACTGTTGTTACCGGTGATCGCGCGGCCGAAGAGTACAAAGCGCGTGATATGATGTATGCGAACATCGATGCTACAGGAATTGGAGCTGGTGTTGCTCCCCACATGTCCCGGCAAGGATGCATGGCGAATGCTGTTAAAGTGGCCTGCTCCCCTACCGAGGAAACCGAGCTTGGACAGTTCGCCATACTTCGTGACCAACTCTGGTGGGCGTGCCGTGAATGGCTGCGTACCGACACCGGAGCTATGCTGCCTCCTGACGAAACGCTGATCGAGGAGCTTTCAACAGCAACATACAAAGTGTACAACGGCAAGATTAGAATTATAAAGAAGTGTACCATGAGGGAACTTCTTAAGCGTTCTCCCGACAGAGCTGATGCGTTATGCCTCACATTTTACCATCCGGAATTACTTTTCCCGCACTTATAGAAAGGACAGCCATGAAAATGGAAGTTGTTAAATCAAAGCGGAATCCTGACAGGTCGATAACCCAGACGATCTGGGTAAGCAACGGAGAATCTGAGGAAAAACGCTATTCAACCATCTACGGTGGAGTGTCCTGGCCGTCTGCTACTCTTCCAGCTTATTTCTCCATCTTAGGCGAAGAATACATTGAGGGCATTGACCATAGCGACGAGAAAAAGGCTCGTGGTAAGCTGGCCTTGTTGTCAGAATACCAGGCGACGGGACTTTCATTGAGTACGTTATTCGACAAACTGATTGATGACTGCATCCTGTACGGCTGCAATTCCATCTATAGCACAATCAATGATGCACACGAGGAGTTTAAACTGGCATTCTGGGATCATACCAAAAAACGTAAGCAATGGAAGTTATCATTAAAGTCAGCCCCCTATGCTGATAATTTCATTCTTGGCATGTCTCTTTTGCAAGACTGGCAGCAGCGGTTTGATTTTCCAGATGATTCAATTTTATTCAAACAATTGAAGTCGCTCACCAAGGAGTCTTTGAACGATTCACCTGAAACAAAATTTAACGCTATTAATTCCCTTCGCTTTGCCGTTGCAGCATTTGAAAGCTATCCCGAGACACATAAAGTATATCGAGTAAACACGAACTATCATCTTGGTAGTGATAATTCCTGGATGGGAAAGTAAATTATTAAATATTAAAGGGAATTCTACATGGGATTACGAATTCCTCTGAGCCAGCCCCCCATCCCAAAATTGTTATGCCTGTCGGCATTGTATGGTTACTGAATATTGAATTGAAACTGAATCACTTGGAGTATCCGAGGTATATGAGCAATCAAGGCCAACAGAGTATCAATTCAAAGCGTGCGCTGTCTATTCCTAAAGCGGCAAAATATGCTGGTGTTAGTGATACGACCATGCGTAACTGGATATCTTCAGGCCTGATTCCTTACGAAGAATTACCCAGTAATGGTAAAGGGAAGAACTCGTTTAAATTAATTCGGCTGTCTGACCTCAATGCGTTCCATGACAAACATTATCATACCCCCCAGAAGACGTTTAAACGACCCCAGGAGGGCTTGAAATTACTCCCAAAGGGTACGGCAACACTCACGATATAACTCATTTTAAAAATGATGATTGCATGACTGTCTCTTGACCCCTAAATTATGGTTACGGCAGTCATGATGATAACAGGAGAAATTCATCATGGCGAAATTATCAACTATCAAAATCAATAAAACGAAGTACGAATCTTTTGCACTTCACTACACGAACCCTCAGGGAATACGGAGGCGAATATCTGTCGGTAAGGATTACCAGAATGCACAACGCAGGGCGGTTCAATTCAGCGACTGGTTGATGCAAGGTAAAGATCCTGAGCAAGAATTGGTTAAGGCTGAGCAGGCAGAACAAGCCAATAGCATCACCTTACGAGATTTCTATCCGACATTCATGGAGCGGCACGGAACACTTCGCAGTAAGAGTATGCAGGTAAGTTATCGAAACAGTTTCGCAAATGCCTGTAGGCTTCCTGAACTGGCGGACTGTGAACTTCGATCAGTGTCCAAGCGATTGGTTCTGGATTACATGAACTTGAGGATGAAAACGGATACTGTGTCAGCAGCGACAGCAAACAAAGATG